TGAAAATGATATTTTTGGCGAAGATGTTCCATCTAAATTTTCTTCTGCTCATAAGATAGAAATGTATATTGAAAATACTGAAGGCTTTGATGGAGAAGGTGATCTATTTACAAAGTTTGGTGTTGAAATAAGAGATGCGGCAACATTTATAGTAGCCAGAAAAAGATGGGCTAATGTAGTCGGTCAGATGAATAATCAAATAGAAAGTATTAGACCAAGAGAAGGAGATTTAATTTATCTTACTCTGACTAATAAACTATTTGAAATTATGCATGTTGAACACGAACAACCTTTTTATCAACTAAGTAATCTTCCAACATTTAAACTTAGATGTGAACTATTTACTTACAGCGATGAAAGACTTAATACAAGTATTGATGCTATTGATGATATTGAAAAATTGGGTTACAATCTTCAGTTAAATATGGATCAAGGTGTCGATAGTATTAATTCCGCATTTTCATATGACTTTATGGAAGGCGAATTTGTACAACAAACTCAATCAAGTGGTAAAATTCTATCTGCGGAAGTTCTTGAATACAATCAAGCAGAAAACTATATTGTTGTGTCACATATAAGTACAAGTGATGGTACTTATGGTACATTTGTGCCTGGCATTATTACCAATACGAGACTAAGAAATATCTCTGGTGCTCTTGCATTCTTAGGTGATTCAGAAAGATCAGTATCAAGAACACTTATTTCTATAGACGAAAATGTTTATGGAGATAGCAGCTTTGCTCAAAATGATATATTTGATACAACAGAAAACTCATTTGATTTGGACTTCTTAGATTTCTCTGAGAACAATCCATTCGGCGATCCAGAGGATTTATAATGTTTACATATTTTTATCATCAGAGAATTAGAAAATCAGTTGCTTTATTTGGTACTCTTTTTAATGACATTTATGTTATTCGTAAAGATAAGACTGGTAAATCTATTAGTCAGATAAAAGTACCTTTAGCATACGCACCAAGAGAAAAATATCTTGAAAGAATTAAAACAAATCCTGATTTAAGAACTAATTCACAGATTGCTCTTAAACTTCCTAGAATGTCTTTTGAAATTACGAGTATTGGATATGACCCAGAAAGAAAACTTCCAAAATTAAATAATTATCATAAAGGCGTTACTAACATAACACGTGATAAATTCTTTTCTCCAAGCCCATATCAAATTACATTTCAATTAAATATATTTGCAAAGAACCAAGATGATGCTTTGCAGGTAGTAGAACAGATACTTCCATATTTTAATCCACAATATACAATTAGTATTAAACCATTTACTGCATCTCACGCTGATATAGTTGAAGATGTTCCTATTACAATTCAAGGTGTAAACTTTAGTGATGATTTTGAGGGAACACTTGAAAGCAGAAGAACAATTATTTACACACTAGATTTTGGGATGTCTGTTAACTTCTATGGTCCGATAGATGCTAAGAAGATTATTCGTCAGACAGACACTACTATTCATGATGCTATTGATTTTAGTATTACAACAGATCCTAAACTGCAAAGAATTACTACAACACCTAATCCACTATCTATTAATCCAGATAGCGATTATGGTTTTACTACAACAATATTAGAAGATTTTGATTCAGGTTAAATCGGAGTAAATTTATGAGTGATGAAAAACACGAAAATGTAGATGATGATTTTGAATATTCAAGAAGAACATACTACGATTTAATTGAAAAAGGTCAAGGCGCTCTTGAGGAGATGATGGAGGTTGCTAAGCAGCTTGAACATCCAAGAGCATTTGAGGTAGTTTCTGGTATGATAAAAAATATATCAGATGTAAATGATCGTCTTATGGATCTTCATAAAAAGAAAAAAGATTATAATAAAAAAGATATAGTCAAACCTGTTGATGGTACAACTAATAATAATCTTTTTGTTGGTTCTACAGTAGAACTACAACGTATGCTTCAAGATATGAATAAAGAACAAGATAACGTAATTGATATTACTGATAGATTAAATGATGAACCAAAATGAATCGTACTTAGGTAACCCAAACGTAAAGCGTGATGGTGTTGTACAACAATGGGCACAACAGGAAATAGCCGAGTATATGAAATGTTCTCAAGATGCTGGGTATTTTGCAAAAAAGTATTGTAAAATTATATCTCTTGATAAGGGTTTGGTGCCCTTTACCTTATATGCATATCAAGAAAAAATGTTTAAACATTTTAATGATAATAGATTTTCTATTGTTCTTGCTTGTCGACAATCGGGTAAATCTATTTCGTCTGTTGCTTACTTACTTTGGTTTGCTCTATTTCATCCAGAAAAAACTATTGCCGTGATGGCAAATAAAGGTGCTACTGCCAGAGAAATGCTCGGTAGAATTACTCTTATGCTTGAAAACTTACCATTCTTTTTACAGCCAGGATGTAAAGCACTTAATAAAGGTTCTATAGAATTTAGCAATAATTCAAGAATAGTTGCAGCTGCCACATCTGGTTCTTCTATTCGTGGTATGTCTGTTAACTTACTATATCTCGACGAGTTTGCTTTTGTAGAAAGAGCAAATGAATTTTATACATCTACATATCCGGTTGTATCTTCTGGTAAAGATACCAAGGTTATTATTACCTCTACAGCAAATGGTATCGGTAATGTATTTCACAAGATATGGGAAGGTGCTACGCAGGGTGTTAATGAGTATAAATCATTTAGAGTAGATTGGTGGGATGTTCCGGGAAGAGATAAGGAATGGGCAAAGCAAACTATTGCTAATACATCTCAATTGCAGTTTGACCAAGAATTTGGTAATACATTCTTTGGAACCGGGGATACTCTCATTGGTGCAGAAACTTTATTATCTTTAAGGCGTAGAGATCCTATTCAGACTACTAAAGAAGGTGTTAAAATATATGAAAAACCTATAAAGGGTCATCAATATATTATGACCGTGGATGTTGCGAAGGGTAGAGGTCAAGATTATTCGACTTTTAATTTACTCGATGTGACTGCTAATCCGTTTAAACAGGTTGCTGTCTATCGCAACAATACTATCTCTCCATTACTCTACCCAAATATTATTTATAAATTTGCAGAAAGCTACAATCAAGCAATGGTAGTAATTGAATCAAATGATTCTGGTCAAGTTGTTTGTAATGGATTATATCATGAATTAGAATATGAAAACATGTTTGTTGAATCAACCGTGAAAGCAAATTCTCTTGGTCTACTTATGACTAGAAAAGTTAAACGTATCGGATGTTCTTCTTTTAAAGATTTATTAGAAAACCAGAAAATAGAAATAGTAGATGAAGATACTATACTTGAGATATCAACTTTTGTTGCAAAGGGTCAATCGTATGAAGCATCTCAGGGAAATCATGATGATTTAGTAATGAACTTTATTATGTTTAGTTATTTTAGTGGAACCATATTCTTTAATGAAATAACAGACATTAATATTAAGCAAATGATGTTTGAAGAAAGAATGCAAGAGATTGAAAATGATGTACTTCCGTTTGGATTTATAGACGATGGATTAGATCAACAACCGCAATATGATACAGATCGTGACGGATGGGCTGTAGAATATAGTCACGAAAACTTCTAAACTCTTTTTTATATAAATACTATTAATTGAACATAACCGTATTATGAAATAGCTTATAATTTACCAAAATGGAAAAAAGGAAAGAGACATGGCTTTATATACAGCATCAGAGTCTCCGGCAATTATTACTCGTGAAGTAGACCTTACTAACGGAGTCCCAAATGTACCAACATCGACAGGTGCATTTGTAGGTGACTTTCGCTGGGGTCCTGTAAATGAGCCGGTACTCGTCAACAACGAAGCAACTCTTGCAAACAAATTTGGAAATCCTGATGCCGATAGAGCAATAGATTTCCTAAGTGCTTCAAGTTACTTACAATATTCAGACGATCTTTATATCGTTAGAGCAATTACAACTTCAACAGCTACCGGTGGCGCACAGATTCCAGCAGTACTTACTTCAACTCTTGACGGAAATGGCGTTGTTACTGCGGTTGCTGTAGCACCAAATGGTGGCTATACTTCAGAACC